ATGATTTCTCCTTAGAAGGGAATTTCGTCGTCGAGTCCCGGCGGCATTGCCGGTCGATCTGATGGGCCCGGGTAGCCGCCCGTGTCTTCGCGCGGCTTGGCCTCCTTCATAATCAACGCCACGCGCCCGTCCTTGTCGGGGAGGGGCAGCGCGTCGAAGATCAGCGAGAAGCCCCCGTTGTCCTTCGGGAAGGCCGCGCCGACCTTGAACCAGCGCGGCTTGTTGTCTTTGCCCGGTCGCGGGCTGAGTAGGTCGTATCGTGTCACTTGAGCTTCTCCAGCTTGTCCAGCATTTCATCCAGCTCACCGAGGAACTTGCGCACCTCGGCCTCAAGGTCGGCGATCAGGGCTTCGTCCCGATCCACCCGCTTGATCCACATCTCGAGATCGACCGGCAGGCGCGGGTCGAAGCTCACGAAGTCGCACCACTGGCGCCCAGTGCAGGCCATCTGCCACTGCATCTGGAGCTCGTAGTTCCCCGGCACCGACCCCTTCAACAGGTAGTCGATGTGGGTCGCGGTGTTGGGGCACTTGATCTCGATCAGACCATCGTCGCCCACGAGGCCATCAGGCGAGGCGCCAGCGGCCATGTCGTCGCGGGCGATGAAGCCCACCTCGACGACCGTGTTGCCCGTCAGCAGCTCGTATGCGGCCCGCGCGCGCGGCTCAGTGTCGGTGCCGTGCTGCATGGCCTTCGAGGTGAAGCCCTCGGCGCGCTGGCCCGTCAACCTCTCGCAGACAAGCTCGGCCATGTAGTTCGCCCTGCCTGCGCCGTAGCCGGTCTTGGTCTTGGCGACGACGTCAGCGATGCGGCTGGCGGTGACACGGCCCAGACGGGCCGCGAACCACTCTTCGGTGCGCTGTTCCATGTCTCAGCCCGCCTTCTTGCGCAGGAGAGCGGTGACATGGGCGGCGCCGGCTGCGTCGAGATCATGCAGCGTCGACACCTTCATGTAGGCGCAAAGCTTGTCCTCGTCGGTGCCGGTGGCTTCGATCAGCGCCTTCAGCTCGTCGAACTGCTCGACGGTCATCGCGGTTTTCTTCGGCTCATCCTTCGGCGCCGCCTTGGCCGCCGCATTGCCGTCGTCGTCCTCGGGCGCGATCCCCGCCATCGCCATCAGCCCGTAGCGGCGGGCATAGGTCACGGCCGAGCCGTAGCCCTGCATGTCGTTCTTCGCCACGATCAGCGGCACCCGGCAGGAGAGGCTCTCGCCGCTCTCGCCGTGGATCAGGATCGTCTCGACGAAACGTCCGTGGTCGTCTTCGCCGGTCGGCTGGATCAGCGCGATGCCTGCTTCATTCAGCGCAGGCAGGCAGGCGTCCATGACGTTGCCCAGATCGGCATACTTCGACCGAAACGCCGGGTTCGCCGACTGCTTCAGAGCCTTGCCCATGTTCATCTGCGCGCGGGCCAGCGCGGCTGCGATCGTCTTCATGTCGTCCTCCGTGGTTTTTGTGTGCTTGCACTGTAAACGCGCCTGTGCGATGGTGCAAGCGCAAAATCACAGGAGGAGCCTATGCTCACCATCGAAGAAGTCGCCAGTCGCCTGCAAAACGTCAACCTCTCCGAGGTCTCGCGAGAGGTCGACCTGAGCCGCGTCACGCTGATCAAGCTCAAGCACGGCAAGACCAAGAACTGCCACTACGACACGCTCCGCAAGTTGAGCGACTACTTCGAGGGGGGCTGGTGATGTGGGTCCGTGTCGAGTGTGCCAGCGCCCCGGGTGCTGGGGATTCGCCCAGCCGGGCATTTTGTCGCAGCGGGTCAAACGAGGCTACGTCTGGGCCTGCTCAGACCATAGAGCAGAGGTCGAGCGAGATTGGTCATCTGCGTTTCAGACGCGAGCGTCTGGCCGAGCTGGGCAACCGAGCGCGGATGCTGCGCCAGCGCAAGCGAGCCTCTTTGATCGACCAGACCCTGCGCCAGATCACGATGGAGATCCTGCGGCATGAGACGAGCAGCTAAGGTCGACGCCAATCAGGCAGACATCGTCGCGGCCCTGCGCATGGTCGGCGCCACCGTGCAGCCGCTTCATGCGGTCGGCAAGGGGTGCCCCGATCTCCTCGTGGGCTACCAGCGCGTCAACTACCTCCTTGAGGTGAAGGACGGGTCGAAGGTGCCATCGGCGCAGAAGCTCACCGAGGATCAGGTCGAGTGGCACGAGCTCTGGCGCGGGCAGGCAGCGGTGGTGAACGACGTCAAGTCGGCGCTGACGGCGATCGGCGCGCTGCGGGGGACGATCTCGTAAAAAACCCCCGGCCGAAGCCGAGGGCAGTCTGATGCGACAAGGAGGACGTGATGGGAAGGCTACCACCAGACACCGAGGCTCGCAAGGTGCGCCTGCGGGCGATGCTCGACGACTTCGAGGCGATCTACGGGGTCTGCCTGCACGGCAGCACCGGGCGCAGGAAGGGCAGGATCACCGAGGGCAGGCGCCACTACGTCAAGGCGGCCTACGCCGATGGCTACAGGAGGTCGGAAATCGCGGCCGTTCTCGGCATCACGGTCGACAACGTCTTTCGGCTTTCCAAGAGTGCCGATGTAGTGTAAAAAGGACGGGCGGGGAGCGTCAGCACACGCTCAACCCGCCCAAGCAGCGAAGGGAGGGTTCGCTACATGAGCGGGTTATATCATAGACGTTGCCGGACGATCAAGGGCTCGCCATGAGCAGCGGCCCCTTCATAGCATTCTACCCATCCGACTGGCTCGGCGGGACGCGCATGCTGAGTGCTGTCGAGACCGGCGTCTACATCACGCTCATCTGCATGATGTACGAGGCCGAGGCGCCGATCGACCTGCCGCATGACCGCCTCGCCAGATCGTGCGGCGCCACCGTTCCGACCTTCAAGAAGGCCCTCGACACCCTGCTTGAGAGCGGGAAGATCGTGGTCCTGAACGGCGGCCTCTGGAACGACCGGGTCGAACTTGAGCTCGAAAAACGCTCGCAAAAGCGAGAGAGTGCAAAATCATCCGCGAGAGCCAGATGGCAGAAAAGCGAGCAAAATCAATGGCCGTCTGATGCGAACGCATTGCAATCGCAATCCGTTGGCAATGCTAACCATAACCATATTAAGAGTACTACTCCTAACGGAGTAGACGGCGATGCCGTCACAGCCGCCCTCTGGGATCGTGGAGTGAAGTATCTCATGGCCCACGGAACGCCCGAGAGGCAGGCCAGAACCGTCATCGGCAGATGGCGCAAGGAGGCCGAGGATCAGGAGATCTACGACGCCTTCGCCGCCTGCAAGAAGGAAGGCGTGGTCGATCCCATCCCGTGGATCACCGCCGTCCTCTCGAAGCCCAAGATCGACCTGCAAAAGATAGCCGAGGAGCTCATCAATGAACTTGCATCAGGCAGACCTGACCAGACGGATGACCGAATTCCTGAGCCGCCGCACCGCGCCCAAGACGATCGCTGGCAACGTCGAGGCGCAGAAGGCCGAGATCGCCTCCCTCGTCCGAGCAGTGATGAGGCAGGCGCCCCGAGACGGATTGCAGACGTGGTGGCAGGAATTCGAGGACGCCCTGCTCGCCCGCATGAAGACCCACGGATGGCCGATCCAGAGTGAGGTCGACGCCGCAGCCAAGTCCATCCGCAGGTTAGGCGCGAAGCCCGACTTCTTCGACCAAGCCGCCGACTGGTTCGCCCAGACCGGCAAGCCGCTGCCGTGGGCAAACACCCCCGACATCACCTACCACCTCATCGAGATCGGCGCCCTCGCATCCTACCGCGATGCCCGCTTCAAAGGATTCGCCCTGTCGCAGGACCAGAACCGCATCGCCCTCTCTCAGCCCATGACGCACGAAGAGTTCGATCACCACTGCGCCGTGATGGCGAAGCTGCGCGGCGTCGATGTCTTCGAGGTTCGCATCCGCGAGGCAGAAGCCCTCGGCCTGTGACCTCGACAAATCACCCCAGACATGAGACAAGGCGCACATTGACGGACCACACAGAGGACCGCAGCATGCCACGCAAGACCAAGCCACAGCCCGCTCAGGCTCCCCAGCAGGCACAGGCAAAGCACCCGGGAGGCCGCCCGACCAAGTACGACCCCGCCATGTGCGAGATCGTCATCCAGTGCGGAGCAGAGGGCAAAACCCTCGTCGGAATGGCCGACGCCCTGAACATTCACCGTGACACCCTCCACGAATGGAGGAAAAGCAACCCTGAGTTTTCCGACGCCATAAAGTTCGGCCTGATGAAATCACAGGCTTGGTGGGAGGAGACGGGCCGAATCGCCACCTTCGGAGGGGTGCAGAACTTCAGCGCAACCGCCTACATCTTCCAAATGAAGAACCGCTTCGCCGAGGATTGGCGCGACACCGTCAAGCAGGAGATCACAGGCGCCGACGGCGGCCCGATCCAGCAGCAGCACAGCGGCAAGGTCGCCATCAACCTCAAGAACCTCACCGACGAAGAGCTCGACGCCCTCGAGGTCACCCTGTCGAAAGCGGTCGAGGGCGATGCTGCGTGAGCTTCATCCTCGACATCAACACCGCTCCAGAGGCGCTGCTTGACGTCAGGGCTGAGCAACGCATCCGGCGCGCCACCGCCTCGCTCTACGAGTTCGTCAAGCAGGCGTGGCCCACGGTCGAGCCCGGCATCCGCTTCATCCCGAGCTGGCACATCGAGATCATCTGCGAGCACCTCGAGGCCGTCAGCCACGGCGAGATCCGCAAGCTCCTGATCAACATCCCGCCCCGGCATTCCAAGTCGACGATCGTCAGCGTGATCTGGCCGATGTGGGAGTGGCTCGCCGACCCCAGCCACAAGTACCTCTGCGCCAGCTACTCCTCCGCGCTCTCGATCCGCGACAACCTCAAGGCCCGGCGCCTCGTCCAGAGCCCGTGGTATCAGCTCCACTTCGGCAAGCTCTTCCAGCTCGCGGGCGACCAGAACGCGAAGCAGCGGTTCGAGACCGACAAGAACGGCTACCGGCTGGCGACCTCGGTCGGCGGCACCGCGACGGGCGAGGGCGGATCTCGCTTGATCCTCGACGACCCTCACAGCGCGCAGGACGCGCAGAGCGATGCCATCCGCGAGACAACGCTCGACTGGTTCGACACCGTCTGGTCGACGCGGCTCAACGACCCCAAGCGGGACGCGATGGTCACGATCATGCAGCGCCTGCACGAGCGCGACATCAGCGGCCACATCCTCAACGACATCGGCGGGTGGGAGCACCTGATGATCCCGGCCGAGTGGGACGGCAAGCGCAGGACGACGATCCTCGGGCCCTACGACCCGCGCACGAAGGTCGGCGAGCTGATCTGCCCCGAGCGGTTCGGCGAGAAGGAGATCACCGACCTCAAGCAGCTCCTCGGCACCTACGGCACCGCAGGCCAGCTCCAGCAAGATCCGACGCCGGCAGAGGGCGGCATCCTCAAGACGAGCTTCGTCAACCTGTGGCCGCATGAGAAGGCGCTGCCCCCTTTCGAGTACATCCTCCAGTCGTACGACTGCGCCTTCACCGAGAAGACCTCGGGCGACCCGACCGCCTGCACCGTCTGGGCCGTCTTCACCCACGAGGCGCAGCGGCACATCATGCTGATCGACGCATGGGACGAGCACCTGTCCTACCCCGAGCTTCGGGCCCGGGCGATCAAGGAGTGGTCGACCGAGTACGGCGGGATGAGCGAGAAGTCCCCCTTCGGCCGCGCCCGTCGCCCTGATCGGGTGCTGGTCGAGGCCAAGGCCAGTGGGCAGTCGCTGTTGCAGGATCTGCGCCTCGCAAAGGTGCCGGCGATCCCGTACAACCCGGGCATGGCCGACAAGGTCAGTCGGGCGCATCAGGCGGCGCCCACGCTCGAGCTGGGGCTGGTGTGGATACCGGAGTCGGGGAAGAACCCGGGACAGCCCGTGAGCTGGGCTGCGGAGTTCCTGAAGCAACTTGCCAAATTCCCCGTTTCGGAGCATGATGACTACGTCGACACCTTCACGCAGGCGGTGATCTACCTGCGAGACAGTCGCTGGTTCGAGCTGCCACAGGCGCGCGACGTGGATGCCCCACCGCCGCCGACGAAAGGGAAGGTGAACCCCTATGCCGCGTGAGACGAAGTCCAAGGTCAATGCGGCCGGCAACTACACGAAGCCCGGCATGCGCAAGAAGCTCTTCGAGCAGATCAAGGCGTCCGACACGCAGGGCACCGGAGCAGGCCAGTGGTCCGCGAGGAAGGCCCAGCTGCTGGCGAAGAAGTACAAAGAGCAGGGCGGGGGCTACAAGTGAAGGCGCCGCAGAAGTCACTGAAGGACTGGGGCGACCAGAAGTGGCGCACCAAGTCGGGCAAGCCGTCGTCTGAGACGGGCGAGCGTTATCTCCCCGAGAAGGCGATCAAGGCGCTCTCGCCGCAGGAGTACGCTGCGACGACGCGGGCGAAGCGTGAGGGCAAGGCGAAGGGCGAGCAGTTCGTTGCCCAGCCGAAGAAGATCGCGGCCAAGACCGCGCGGTTCAGGAGCAAGTGATGGCGCAGCGCATCGACAAGGACAGCCTCAAGCTCGACCAGCCCCGCCGCACGCCCGGGCACCCGACCAAGTCGCACGTCGTCAAGACGAAGATCGACGGGAAGGAGAAGATCCTGCGCTTCGGCGAGCAGGGCGCCAAGACCGCAGGCAAGCCGAAGGCGGGCGAGTCTCA